GCGCCGTGCACCGTCGAGCGACGACCCCTTCCTTTATTACAACGACGGCGAGCAACCCCCGATCCATATTCCGCCGCCGGGTGTGGACGCCGCGCTCGTCAACGAAGCAGGCATGGCGACGCAGGATTTGAAGGATATCTCGAATATCCACGAAGCCGCGCTCGGGATGCCGTCAAACGAGGTGTCGAAGGTCGCGATACAGCAACGCCAGATGGTTTCCGACGTCGGCACCTTCATTTACACCGATCGGCTCCGTATCGCCGACACGCGCTGCGCGAAGAATATAGACGAGCTTATTCCCTATATTTACGACACACAGCGCACGATTACGATCATTGGCCGCGACGACAAGGCCGTGCTTCAGGTCATCAACGATGGGACGCAGCAAACCGATATTACGCTCGGCAAATATGCCGTGACCGTCAACGTCGGCCCGGCGTCGGAAACCAAGCGCACGCTCGCTGCCGAGCAGATGATGGCGTTCGTCAATGCCGCGCCGCAAGTCGCCGGCAACGTCATGGATCTCGTGGCGGAAGCTCAGGATTGGCCGAAGTCGACCGAATTTGCCCGTCGCTTCAAGATGCTGTTGCCGCCGGGCATGATTCCGCCCGACGAAATGACGCCGGAAATGCAGCAGATGCAGCAGCAGAACCAACAGCAGGCGCAGATGCAGCAGCAGATGGAAGCTGCCGCCATGCAGGCGAAAACCGCGCTCGATCAGGCGAAAGCCAGCGATTCCGAGAGCCGCGGCCGCTTGGCCTTGGCGCAGGCATACAAGGCCGTTCTCGACGCTCAATCGAGACAGGCCGACGTCACGGGCAAAAACGACGAACGTGGATTCAAACAAGTGCTCAACACGCTCGACCAGCACAACGATATGCTGCACGAGGATCGCCAGCACGAAATGGCGCTCGACAGCCAGGGTCACGATCAGGAAATGGAAGTGACCAACATGTTCGCGGATTTGGCAAACACCGACCGCGATTTCGCTTTACGGCAGCAAGCCCAAAATGCCGCGAAAGCTAATCCAATGCCGGGCACAAATAGCGGAGAAGAGTAATGAGCGGGAATAACGAAGGCGACGCGGGCGCCAATGCATTTGCGGAATTTGAAGCCGCCGGGGAAGTTGAAGTCGGTTCGGAAATCGAATCAAATCAGGACGAAAAGGCTGAAAAACCGGACAAGCCCGCTCCGCGCGCACGCGCCAAGCCGGCGGAGAAGGTCGCGGAGAAGCCTGAAGCCGAAGAGGAAATCGAAACCACCGGCACTGACGAAGAGGATGACGGCGACGAAGGGGAAGAAGAGGAAAAGCCCGAGAAAAAGCCGAAAACCGCGTCCGATCGCATCCGGGAATTGAACACCCGACTGCGCCAGGAACAGCGTTTGCGTGCTGCCGATGCGGCTCGGCTCGACGCTCTCGAAAAAAGGCTCTTGTCAGGCGACAGCAACACCGGTAATGATCGCAATACGGGAACGCCTTCGCCGGATCCTTCCGACGAAGCGAAATACCCGCTCGGGCACCTCGATGACCGTTATATCGAGGACAAGCTTGAATGGCTCGCCGAGCAAAAGGCGGCCAAGCAAGCAGATGCGGTCCTGCAACGTCAGCAGGAGGGAGAGCAGCGCCAGCAAGCCGAACAGGCTCACGCGGCCCTACTCGAAAAGGTGGACGATCTCTCCACTCGCGGCGCCGAGCAATTCGACGATTTTCAGGAAGCCGTGGTGGAAGCAGGGATGCGAGGCGATTGGCGTCTCGAACGTGCTACCTTTGAGGCGGCTTCGGAATCGGACCATGGCCCCCAAATCCTCTACGAATTGTCGCAGGACAAGAAAGAGGCGGCTCGCGTCGCCAAGCTTTCGGACTACCAGCAGATGAAATTCGTCATGGATCGGGATGCCGAACTTTCCAGCAAGAAACCGCGGACCAAGCCTGGGGCTGGCGAGCCGCCGCAAACCCGCACGCGGGGCGCCAATTCCTCAACCCGGATCAATCCGGCGACCGACAATCTCGATAGTTTCGAGAAAGCGTGGATCGCCGACGCGAAGGGCCACTAATTTCCGCCGTGAGGGATAACCCCGACCGGCTCAACGCAAGGAAGGGGTTATCCCGATGGGTGCCGTAACAACCGAACAACAGAAGCTCGTCCTGAATTCATTCGCGATGGTGCTTCAGAACAATCTCGTCACCGCCGACGCCGTGACCTGGGATGAATACAATGGCGAAATGGACGACCGCAACGGGCTTCAGGTGCTCGAACAGGTCACGCCGCGCTACAACATCACTCGCACCGAACAGGGCGTGAAGGATCTTTCGGCCGGTACGGATGGCTCGGTTTTCGGTTCCGAGCTTTTCGAAGTCACCGGCACGTTCAATGCCAACATGGGCTGGGGCGATTTCGTCAAGATCAAGTCGATCGGCGATGCTCGCGAGAGCAAGGCGCTGCTTGGCGCCGCGACCAGCATGGCGCAGAAGATCGACGCTTATGTCATGCAGAAGGCCGTACTGGCTTCGGCAGACTGGACCGGCGCCGCAGCTGGAACCGGGGGCGCTGTCGCCTTCTGGACCGACGCTGTCGCGGGCTACACCCGCTTGATGGAAAACGGCGTGGATGAAGCCGATCTTTCCTACATTCTCAATTATTTCGACATGCAGGCGTTGGGTGATCAGGTCGTCAAGCTGCCGGCGCCGACCGAGTTTTCGACTGCGACGTACCGCAAGGGCTTCTCGGGCGAGATCAACGGCATTCGCACGATGTTCACCAATCAGCTTCCGAGCATGACCACGGGCACCCGTACCGGGACCGGTGCGAATATCATGGAAGTGGATGGCGCTAACCAGAATGTCAATTACGCTGCAGTGGCGAAGGCAGGCACGACCAACGGCCTTCGTCTGACGCAGACCTTGAATATCACTGATGCTTCGACGACGACGGCGACTTTCAAGGCTGGTGAAGTGTTCACGATCGCTGGAGTGTTCGCCTATGACAACCGCAAGCAGGCGGCAGTTTCGCCGGCCCGGTTGCAGCAGTTTACCGTCGTGGCGGATGCCGTCGCGGTGGGAGGCGCTGCCGCGGTGACGATCTTCCCGGCGATTATTGTTCCGGCGTCGGGCACGGGCGACAATGTGAACATCAACACCGCCCATGCGACCGTGACCGCCGCGCCTGCGGACAATGCGGATATCACCTTCATTGGTGCCGCGAGCACGGCTCTTTCGCCTCGCGTCGTCATTCAGAAGCAGGCGATCGTCGTCAACACGGTTCCTCTGATCCTGCCGGCGAGCGACACGTCCATGCGGCGCAAGCTTTCGAAGATCCCGCTGACTGTCCGCATGTGGCAGCACAGCGACTTCTACACCGGCGAGCATGGCGTTCGGTTCGACGTGGCTATCAACGCCAATATTCGCGACCGGACCAGGATCGTGCGCGTCAACGGCGCTGCTTGAATGTAGTGCGCTTCGTCTCCTTCTCCGGGCGAAGGTTGATCGACCCTCCCGGTTCCCGCTACCGGGAGGGTCGTTACGCTTCAAAAAGAATTCAGGCGGGGGAGATACGAAATGCAGCAGGGTGAATATTATGCTCCGAAACCTATCGCGGCTGGCGCCACGGTAATAGTGGGCAGTCGGGTAGCTGGCTTTTTGTGCACGACCCCGGGAACTCTCACTCTGACGGACTCCAATGGGACCGTAATTGTTAACCTGTTCCCTGTCGTGGCGGGATTTAATCGCATCGCGGTATTTTTCAACTATCCGCAAGGAAACACAGTCACCTCCGCTTTGGCGGTTGGTACTCTTTTGCTTTAACGGAGAATTTCGATGAAAGACCTCACCTACCCCGCATGGTTCAACGGCCCCGATGGGAAGTCTGCGATCTTTGCCTCCGCCAGCGACGTCCCGACCGGATGGACCAGTGGCGCCGAGAAAATCTCGGTTTCGGGCAAGGCTCCTTTGAAGACGGACGAACCTCACGCGAAGAAAGAGCACAAAAAGTCCGATCTCGACCTCTGATTTCTCCGAACCCATGAAAGGATAACCCCATGGCCGACACGACTGCACCCAATAACAGCGCACTGATCCACCTCACTCGGGTCGATGCCAACGGCGTCGGCACGCCGGGCGCTTGCGATATCAACGATACGTTCAACACGACCGGCATCGGATATTCGGCCGGCGGCGCGGTGACGCAGCTTACCTCGCGCACCACCGGCGTGACGCTCAACAGCCTAACCGGCGCGATTACCCTGTTCACGGCGGCGGGCTCAGCAACGCCGGCCTCGTTTACCGTGACCAACAGTACGGTCGCGGCAACCGACGTGATCGCGATCAGCGTGAAATCGAGCACCACCAATCTCTACGAGGTGTTCGTTACGGCGGTCGGTGCGGGATCTTTCCAGATCACGTTTTTCACCACCGGCGGCACGACATCGGATGCTCCGGTGTTCAACTACGCCGTTATCAAGGGCGCCGCGTCCTAATCTCGAATATGTGAGGTGCTTCCGTGACCCTGATTTCTTCGATCATCCTCGACGCCTTCCGGGAGAGCAATGGGCTCGCGCTTGGGCAGGTTCCGACGACAAATCAGGTCACGGAGGCCCTTCGTCTCTACAATGCGCTGATCGCGGCAATCTACGGCGGCGATGCTGGCGAACGCCTTCAGGATTGGCCTCTCGGCACGTTCGATCGCGACCCCAACGGGGACTGTTACGAAATCCCCTTCACTGATCACCGGTTGCTGCACCCGCCGATCAATATGCGTTTGATCGCCGTCAACACGGTCGCGCAAACGATCTGGCTGACGGTGCGCCCGCAAGACGGTTCCCGCATGGCGATCGCCGACCCCTTCAGCCGTCTCGCGACCGTTCCGATCACGATCGACGGCAACGGGCGCCCGATCGAGGGTGCTGCGTCGATTGTACTCAACACAAACGGCACCTTCCGCGAATGGTTCTATCGCGCGGACCTTGCTGCGTGGGTGAAACTCTCCGATCTTCTGGAAAGTGACGAAAACCCGTTCCCGTCGAGCTTCGACATGATGTTCAGCATCCTGTTGGCGATGCGCCTCAATCCTCGCTATGGTCGCACGCTCGACGCACAGAGTGTGGCGACGCTGAAGCAGAACCGCCGGGAGTTCATCGCACGCTATCTTCAATCGCGACCGCTCGAAATCGACGACAGCATTTCGTGGCCGTTCATGTCGCGCCAGGGCTATGACACACAGCGCGCGTTTTCCTCGAATGAGGGATTTCGGCGCGGCAATTATCCGGGGTAGGCCATGGTGGATATTCCTCTCGGCCGGGCCGACTATCATCGCACGGTAGCCAAGGAAGCGCGTATACAGACGCGCAACCGCTATTTCGAAGAAAATATCGTGCTCACGAAGGTCGGTGCGGCGCTGATTTCGCGCCCCGGTTTGCGCCGCTGGCTTTATGTCGGCAACGGCCCGATCCGCGGCGTCTATTCGCAGCCAGGGACGTTCGACGATGCCTTGTTTGTCGTGTCGGACGATCAATGGTGGCGCGTCGATCGTGACGGCACGAAAACGCTACTTCAGTCCAATCTCAACCCTGGCACAGGTGCCGTCAGCATGGCAGGCACCGGCAATATCGGAGTGACGCCGGAATACATGTATCTCGCCGATGGCCGGAATCTGTGGCTTTATATCGAAAACAGTTATGCGACCGGGACAATCAGCGGTTCGCCAGCGAACAACGACGTCATCAAAATCAACTCGACCTATTATAAATTTACCACGGGGTCGGTGAATGCAGGCACGCCGGCCGGAACGCTGGCGAACCCGTGGCTGGTGGCCTTGGGCGTGAATGACACGACGTCGTGGATCAATTTTTCGGGCGCGGTCGGCGCCAGCGGTGCAGCGGGAACCGACTATAGTACGGCCTTGACGATCAATACCGACGTGGTTGTCATTGCGGTGTCCGGCACGCTGGTTTCGGTGCGTTCGACGGCGATCGGTGCGCTCGGCAATGGTATTCCGACGACGGAAACAGGTGCCTCGATTGCTTGGGGAGCAGCGACCTTGATCGGCGGTGGAAGCCCTGCCGTGACGGCGGTGGACACGCCTGACAACGTGGGCGTGATTTCGCTCGGCTATATCGCTTCCTATGTCGTCGTCGTGCCGGCACAAGGCCAGGGTGTGAATGGACGCTTCTGGTGGATACAGCCCGGCGAAACCACGATCGATCCTCTCGACTTCGCGACGGCCGAGCGGGCTCCCGACCCTATTTTCTCCGTTGTCGTGTTTGGGGATCAGTTTTGGTTGCCGGGCTCTAACACGACCGAAGTTTGGTATTTCACCGGGAATTTCGATAGCCCCGTGTTGCGTCTCCAAGGCGTGACGTTTGACCGCGGCACATGGTCGGGGACCGCCATTCAAGTGAAAAACAGCATGATCATCACCGATAACGACGGCGGCGTATTTCAGATTTCAGGCGGTCTTGAGCGCATTAGCAACCCGAGCGTCGAAGAACGCATCCGGCAAGCTATTGCTTATTTCGCCAAAGTGACCGGAGACGGGCTGTGATTATTTTTGCCGACACCTTCAATACCTACGGGACTAACGCAGCATTATTGACGAATGGACTATATGGGGTAGTTGATCAATCAGGATTAACTCCAGATCCAGACCCGAATGCGCCGGTCGGCAGAAATGTTTTTTATGCTGCGTCTAATTCTGTAGTGGGTCTTAGACTACGTAGAGTTTTTCCGGGCTCACGTACCACGGCGGGATTCGCCCTACGACTATGGTTGGGGGCATTGCCCCCCAATTCGTCCTGCGTACCTTCATTTGCGTTTCTTGACGCGGGAAACAGCCCGATGGTATCATTAACAATTGACCCAATTGGACGTATCGCAGTGCATACCGGTTATGGTGGAGGCGCAGTGATCGGGATAACCTCTGGCCCTGTAGTTACGGCGAACACCTATCAACACATAGAGTTTAAAGCATTAGTAGGAACGGCGGGATCATTCGAGGTACGCGTTAATGGCACACCGGTATTATCAGGTACAGGAAACACAGGGACCGGAGCCTATTATCAATTTGGTGTGGATAATGCTCTTGGAAGTTCTCAAACATTACTGTACTACATCAAAGATATCGTCGTTTGGGACGACACCGGCACCTACAACACGAATTTCCTGGGATCGGTGAATGTGATCGACTTGTTGCCTGACAGCGACGTTGCCTTTCCGTGGACGCCATCAACCGGCACGACTGGCTTCAATCTGATCAACGATATCCCGCCGAACGATGCGTCCTATATCCAGGCGGCTTTTCCTTTGCCGGCGGCGTCGGTGTTCGGCATTCAAAATCTGCCCGCCGATGTTACGAGCGTCAAAGCGATGATTTCTTGCGTACGCGTTGAGAAAATTGACGGCGGCGACGGAAATCTGCAAGCGAGTATGAAATCGGGAGCATCAACGGCACTTGGATCCGATCGCCCGGTGACGGTGGCCTTTACCTATTATCAGGATATTTTCGAGGTCGATCCGGCTACGAGCGCTCCATG